TTAATCTCCATCAATCGTCGGTTCAATGACATGACCCAAATAGAATCATGAAAACCTTTGCGGGCAACTTCTGTACCCCACTGCTGTAGTACCCAACGAGGGGTCAAGTGAGGAATACCCAACTGAGTAGCCCACCACTCATCTACTTGTTCCCGCCATTCTCTGCTTTCTTGAGTTTCTCCTTCTAATAGGATTCTATCCCAAGAAAAAATAACCGAAATAGCATCCTTCAATGTATCGGCAAATGCCATCTTTCGGAAACCATAGTTTGTGGTTAAAATGTTGGCAACAGTAGATTTGCCAGAACCGATCAATCCGGTAACACCTATAATCATTAGTATCTCCTTTAGAAAAGCATACGTTATTCAGCCGCTGAATGCAAGAGAAAAGGGATAAATAAAGATGTAGTTCACGAGATTGGCGTCTCCAACTACTCTAATGCATTGAGGAACATCAGCAATGATTATTTATTTGTATAAGAAAACCCACAACAAAACCGGGCTACAATACCTCGGGAAAACCAAACTTGATCCTCTAAAATACCGCGGATCCGGCAAAGATTGGACTCCCCATATTAAAGAACACGGGTATGATGTTTCTACTGAAATATTACGAGAATGCTTAACCAAAGAAGAACTAAGTTACTGGGGTAGGTATTATAGTAAGTTATGGAATATAGTTGAAGATCCGAACTGGGCTAATAAGATTCCAGAAACCGGTGGAGGCGGTGGGTCAGTAAAGGGTAACTTGCATCACATGAAACGCCCTGAAATGAGATTGGCTTTCGGTGATTCCCAAAGAGGAAAAAAGCATTCGCCAGAAAGATGTGCAGCAAATGCGGCCGGACAACGCGGGAAAACATACACCAAAGAAGCAAAAAAGAAAAGATCGGATAAGCTCAAGGGAGCTAATCACCCCAACTATATAAAAACTCTATATAAGTTTGTTCATATCTCAGGGTTATCCGAAACTAGCACGATATATGATTTCTATACTAACCTAGGTCTTCCTCAGGGAAATGTGTGCCGGATGGTGCGTGGAGAGAGAAAGTCTGTTGCAGGATGGAGATTAGATTCGTAACCTCATCCTCAAACTCAAGTTAGATTTAGCCCTGTATCCATGTCAGGGGTTGCGATAGGTCCACATAATTCTTGAGGTCAAGCAATAGTTGTTCTTGTGCCGCTTTAGATTCGGCTTTCATTGCAGTACCGTTCAATGTGGTTCCGCCGCCAGGACCTGCAATACTACCAAACTTTTCACGAGCTTCACCGATAATGCCCTTCAAGATTGCAATGATAAAGTCAGCAATCCAAACACCTGCGCCTGGGTCTTGGATAAGAACGGCTTCCGGGCGCTGAATGTCTGCCCAAATAAGAATTCTCTCGCCGGTGCCCTTGAAGTCACGGGTGATACGTAGAACCTTAGTGACTGGATCAAATGTATAGGTAAGATAGCCACCGAACATTCTAGCCGCTAGTTCGACATACCCTGCATAAAAGTCATAGGTTGCCATACCACCTGTATAATTGTAATTCAATAGATAGGTGTTCAAAATTGCACTAGAAAACGGGTCGAATGAAGTTGATGACGGGCCTGTCTCAAGACCGACTGTTCGCCTAAACAATGCCCGCACGTTGATAAAGTCACTGGGAAGTGTATAGGTATCCACATTTTTGACGACTGTCAATAGTGTATACGACTCCTGCACTGCGTTCTCAGCGCGCTGACGATAGACTTTGATCGCGTAATTATACGCTGCTTCATAGTGCTGAGGATCAATTTCTAAGTCGATGATATCACCGCCCAAACGAAGTCGGACGTTCTCGAACAGTGCTTCTTTAAGTTCTTCTAAATTATAATTCGTTGGCGTTGATAAGATGTTTGTTGACATAACATTTCCTCGATATGTTTATTTATCAAGAAACACTATGACTCTTAGTTAGGCAAGATCATAGCGGGCGGGGGTCCGCAACGTTTGAACTCGAACTCACCGTTTTTTGGATTATACTGAGCAACGTCATGTTCGATAGCATCTATCTGTAAATTTGCAACAGTCATCCAACGACCTAAAGTAAGTCCCAACGAAAGGCTGCACATACACAATGCAATAGTAAGTAGTGTCTTACTCATAGATCGCCTTCTTTACGGTTCTCGCTTTGAGTTACATCAAAAACGCCGCCCGGATATCGTGCTTCCAGCTTCTTGACGTTCTCTGTGATAACATCGCTAGGATCGAGCCCGAGTGCGTTACAGGCGTTCATCCAATACCACATGATATCACCGAGTTCCCGCTTCAGATGGAAGATGTTTTCTTCGTTCAATGGCTTACCCTGGAATAAAATTTTCTTGACGATCTCCTGAAATTCTCCTCCTTCACTACCTAGCCCAGTCGATGCAGTCATAAGCAACGGAAGATTGACATTAGTAGTACTGTCAAGCTCCTTAAGATGGTCTACGAATGCTGCTAGGTCCCTGCTCTCTGGCGATGCTACTGCAAAAACAAAGTCGGCGTATTTGTTTAGATTGATATTCATTTTGGTTCCTTTAATATATCTACATCTTACATGGTGAGTAGTTGAATGTCAATAATTTTGGTCTCTTACCAAACTTTAAGAATTACCATATTCTGATTAAATCTACCATTCGGCACTGTAACTACAGACTTGATATCTCCGACCATTTTCCGAACAGCAGGGCGACTTGCCTTGTTAAACGCTGCCAAAAACTCGCCGGGCTTACGGATAGTTTTACTCATGCTCTTTTTCGTATCAAATCCTAGCACTGTGTTGCCCTTAACAAACAGACACTTGCTATAGTCATCTGCAACCAACCAGATAAGTTTACGCTTCTGCGTATCATATACAAAAGCCTCGGTCGAGTTATGCAGTTTTGTGGGATGTATACCGATCAGTTCCAGCTTGAGCGCAACGTCAGTGAACGACCTGCAGAACTTGAGCTTTGCTACAGTACGCTCGACGGGAACGGGCTTCTTAACACGAACCTTCTTGACAGCTTTCTTGAGCGAAGCGTACCCGTTGAATTCAGCAATAATTTCTTCGACCAGCTTGATCGCATTCCTAAGTTGCATCTTCGAATAATTCGAATATGCTTCAGCAAGCTGCTCGCACTTGCCAGCCTGCACCTCGACGTACTCATCACGCAGCCTTTCCCAACGACGGATCATTGGAGAAAGATGTTGTGGCAGAATGTTGCGAGATTGTAGCTCACTAAGGACCCGGCGGGTTACCGAAAAATCTTTAGGTTTATTTGAGATGAGGTATTCATCCCAGATAGCTTCGATTTCGCTACCTGCCTCATCTGCTTTTTCACGCATAATTTCTTGAATATTAGGACGATCAACTTTCTTGAAAGAAAGTACTTTTGCTTTCTGTTCTTGAGTAGTGACAGCATTGATTAGCTTGTCAACTTGTTGGTTGACGCGTTCAACTTCGCGCTCATTGAGTTCTAGTCCACGAACTGCCATGCGAGCAGTGAAGCCATGTGTTGGAATCATTTGATTGTCGGGGGCCCGACGAATGATTTTAGCTTTGTTTGGATCCTTCGCGTCAAGGTATTGGATCAAGAAATCTTTGGCTTCTTTGGGACCATAAAAGTGCGAGTACCAATTATATGCTAGGTTCAACGCAAACGCGCGCTTTTCTGGATCAGGTTGACCATCAGAAAAATTAGGTTCGGTGCCATAATAGGTAAGGTCAGGGTCTTTAGGACACAAGTCTTTTACTAGAGTATTGGACGAGGCTGCTGCCTGACCCGGTCTACGAGGAGTTCTTGACTTCGGCGCCGCTTTGCGAGCGGTCGTTTTCTTGGCGCGATTAACCATATTAGTCTTCCTTTTCCGACTCTACTTATGCAGTATACATAGTTGACAGCATAATGTCAAGCCCTGATGCGATCCCCGTGCTTACCGAGAGGAATCATAATAACATAGAGTTGACCATCGATCTCGAACCCGCGATAATACATACCCTTGATAGTGACCAAACGATGCTTATTCATATCAGACCCCCATCATCTTGGCAAGAGTGCCATACTTCAAGCCGAACGTATAGTCGGCATATTCGAGACCGTAATGGGCCAAATCTTCCTCTGAAATATTTTGTGCCTGCATCATGATGCGGATGACATCGATCTTACTAGCACGGGGCATAATAGACAAAATTTCCGCAACGCGCGCCTCGAACTGTTCCCGGGCTTCTTGTTGCTCGCGGATATTGCGATCCATAATAGAATCCAAATCAGCTTGTGCGCGCGCCCAAGCACGGTCGAAATCCGCCATATCAGCAAATTCGCAGGCGAGGCCGCGGGGGCGATATCCATAAGCATCCTTATGCAGGTCCGAATAGACCGAACCTCTGAATTCACCCGGGAACATATCGTTGATTTCACGAAGAGTGATCATGTGCTTGCTGCCTTTCGAGTCAATCTCTATAATTCAATATAACAAAACGGGTACCTAATGTCAACTGTTATTATCCAAAAATAACGATAAATAAAGATATGCCTCGTTTATCACTTTACAGACCTAATAAGCAAGACGATTACAGATTCCTAGATCGCACGATCTCAGAGATGCTGACGGTCGGCGGTACCGATTTGTATATCCACAAGTATGCGGGCATAACGAATCAAGGGCCATCTATTGACGCTACGCAGCCGCAGTATTTAGAACCCGATCCTACTCAGATTCAGGACTTGTTGTTTCTTGAGAACAGAGACAGAAAGTATGATTCAAACATCTATCGCTTGCGCGGTCACTACTCCGTACAGAACCTCGATTTCGATCTAAGCCAGTTCGGCTTGTTCCTGAATAATGATATTATCTTTGTCACCGTACACTACAACGACATGATTGACATCGTAGGTAGAAAATTAATGGTCGGTGATGTACTAGAACTACCGCACTTACTAGATTACAATCCGCTCAAAGAAACCATACCCACTGCATTGAAAAGATTCTATCAGATAACTGATTCAAACTATGCGAGTGAAGGGTTCTCGAACACTTGGTATCCGCATCTATGGCGTATCAAATGTGAGCCTCTTGTTAACTCACAAGAGTTTACTGATATCCTTAAAGAACCAATCGAACAAGATAATTATCTCGGTGATTGGGACAAAGACAAAACTTATCCACCCGGATACACTATCGCATACGGTGATAAGATTTATGAATCGATCAAAGATGTTCCTTCTGGAATCAATCCTCCTAATAGTGAATATTGGAGACCCATTGACAACGGAAGTCTTTCTGATATCCTGTCAGCATACAATACGAACATTTCAATCAATGATGCCGCGCTACAAGAAGCCGCTCGTCTCGTGCCTAAATCTGGTTATGATGTAAGCAAATTATACGTGGTTCCAACATATGGCGAATTTCAGGCAAATGGTATTCCTTCTGGAAAACTAAATCAGCCTGCTCCTCCTATCAATATCATAACTAATGCTCCAGGCACTACTGTTCCTACAGGAACAGTAGTGTTCATGCGTAATCCTAAGTATAAAAACCCAAGCGCAGGGATTAAAGTTTCTAAAGAAGCACTCAAGAGTATCTGGGACATGACTGCCGATGACGATCATATATCAGATAAGATCGACAAGTTTGTTCAAGCAAGTTTACAAATAGTCGAAGAACTACCAGAGATGACAGACAGCGGATCTGGCTCAGTAGAGACTACTAAAATGCTTTCGGTTCATTCATTGGGAATAGTTACCGGACCATATGGCACCGCTGACAATACATATGCTACCGCTGATCAGAATCCAGAATTACCTGGCTTTACCGGAACACAACCGTACGGTCCAGACACTATGGATTATCGTGCAGACTGCGACCCTAGATATCAATTTATCGCTCGCCAAAGTCCAAGATCATTTGGATATCTAACTGGTTACCTAACTGGTGATGGACAAGCTCCAAATGGTTATCCGACTGGTGCAGGAATATCATTTCCTCAAAATCCACAAGTGGGTGACTACTTCTTGCGAATTGATTATATGCCGCAGATTTTATATCGGTGGGACGGAGTTCTTTGGGTAAGAATTTCAGAAAATGTAAGAACTGAAACCGGATATGGATTAAACGACAAGTCATTGAAGTCGAGCTTTATTAATGATCAAGCCCAAATCTATCTAAATAACAGTGATAAGTTTGTATCGGAAGCGCAACCACTATCGTCTATACTACAGCCACCGAAACCAGTTCTTCCACCAAGAGTATAATATGGCACAGTACCATTATGATAATCAGATACGCAGGTTTCTAATTCAATTTGGTAAAATTTTTTCCAATTGGTATGTTACCAAAGGCAAAGATCCAAACGGAAATGATATACTGGTTCGTGTCCCTATCATGTATGGGGACTCTAGTCGTCAAGCAGCGACCATTATTGCCAACAATAGTGCGAGTAATTTACCATCTGCACCTATAATTACCTACTATATTAGTGGGTTAGACTATGAGCAGAGTAGAACCCAAGAACCGTTCTTTGTTGATAAGATGCAGGTTAGACAACGTGCATTCAATCAAGAAACTCAGACATACGAACAGACGCAAGGACAAGCATTCACTGTTGAACGGTTAATGCCAGTTCCATACCGACTAAGTATTACAGTAGATTTTTGGACTACAAATTATAATCAGAAACTAGAGATTATCGAACAATTAGGTGTGTTGTTCAATCCTGCACTAGAAATTCAAAGCACCGATAACTTCGTAGACTGGACTTCATTGTCGGTCGTGTACCAGAATGGATTAACTTTCTCTAGTAGAAGTATTCCGCAAGGCACTGGAAATCCGATAGATGTCATGTCTTGGAAGTTCTATATGCCTATCTGGATCACAACTTCCGCTAAACTTAAAAAGATGGGTGTTATACAAAAAGTTATTGCGTCTATTTTCAGGGGCAATGCACTCGACGACATGCAGGACGACGATCTATTACTTGGCACAAGGCAAAAAATTACGCCATATGGATATAATGTATTATTAATCGGCAATTCGTTGCAATTGTTACCGGCTGATTCAGCATTTAATCCTCCTAATGAATCGCTGGCGGAACCAGAAAATCCACCTACATCGTTGTATTGGTCTAGTTTACTAAATGTATACGGTGCGATCAAACCCGGAGTATCTCAAATTTGGTTACAGAATCCTTATCTAGAAAATGACATTGTAGGAACAATCGTACCTGATCCATTAGATGATCGATTCTTGATCTTTAACATAGATTCAGATACTCTACCTCAAAATACATTATTACCTGTCGATAGCGTGATCAATCCACAGATTACTGGGCCCAATGCAGGGCTTCCTGGACCTACTCCGGGCAAAAGATATCTGATCGTAGAAGATATCGGCAACGAAGGAGATTCATCGGTCGCGTGGGGATCCCTTATCGCACACGCAAACGATATCATTGAATATAATGCTTCACTAGCTACATGGGAAGTGGTATTTGATAGCATGACTGACAATTCTGTTGAATTCGTAACGAACTTGACCACAAACGTACAGTATAGATTCGTTCCTTCTGAAGGAGTATGGGTCAAATCATATGACGGTTTTGTGGCTCAGGGTGATTGGAGCGTGGTTATTTGATAAAACGAGATGATCCAGAATGAATTCCGCTGCCGGAGTGTTCTTTTATAGTACCTCAACAAATCGCTATCTTTATTTATTGAGATCAGACTCCAGAAGCCCAACTTGGAGTATTCCCGGTGGCGGGATCAATAAAGATGAAACTCTATATGAGGGAATAGAACGTGAGTGTATAGAAGAGATGGGATTCTTTGATGCCGATTTAAAATTGATTCCTATACAGAAATTCGTAACCAATACGTTTACGTATCATACATTTTTCTGTCAAGTCACCGAAGAATTCATTCCGTTATTAAACAACGAACATGTGGGGTATGCCTGGGTGCAAGAGGGTAATTACCCTAAACCATTGCACCCAGGACTATTTTCTACAGTTAATATTGATATCGTAATTGAAAAACTAAATTCTCTTACTAAGTAATTACCCAAACAAGTTTTGGATTAATGGAAATCCAGCAGAACCTGCTAACACACCTGCCCCCATCAACATCCATCTCCACTTTTCTAATGTAGAAATTTTAGTTTCTAGTGTTTTGTGAGCAGCCACGTTAGTTACCTGAAACTCTTTGATAAGGTCCTGGGTAGATTCAGCATGGGTATCTAGGTGAGTTCGCAAATCCTTCAGATCATTTTTTAATTCATCAACTTTTTCTTCGATGTTTCTATATTGTACCTGAAGGATTGCGACCTCGGTCTCAGTCTGCTTCATTTTAGTAATGCTAGAAGGCTGGGCCATTTTTTATTTCCTTATGCGTTGCCGATAGTTACTATCGGATAAGGCTGTGCATTTGCAACGTTTCCGTCAGCCGCAGCAGCACTGTTGAATGACGCAAATGCCGGATTAGCATTCTGCAATACAATATTTCCAGTTGCTACTGGCCCAGAGGTTGCAGTAAACAACTCGGCAGTGTGATCACTCAAACTTTGAACCTTAACAGTTGAGCTATTTGCATACGTTGCAGTGATAGTCATTTGGCCCGGAAGCATTGCGGTATTTGCAACGTTTGCAGTGTAGCACTGCCCAACTAGACCTGATGTACTACCTTGAACAAGATACTTCTGCTTGCCCTTTTGACGGACAATATATCCTGCTTCAGGGGTAGCATATACAAATGCTGCGCCGGCGATATTGGCTGTTGCGTTAGCAGTCAAGAGTGTAGTGTCTTGTGTTGCGTTGGGAGTACCTGTAGCATTGGATAGATCAACTTCAGCACCAGCAACGGTTGTCGAAACAGTGAATGCAGATGCGTTAGCGATTGCCTTAACAAAATATGTAGTATTGGCTACTAAACCACCTAAGTTAGCACTGAATGCTACCGGAAGATTTGCATATAATGTTTGTGCATTACCCGAAGTACGGATGATGTTTCCTGTGTTTTGTGTATTAGCTACTGCAACAGTAGTCACGCCTGTAGCAGTATCAACATATCCTAATGTAGTTGGGGTGCCGTCAGATGCAATATATTGTATTACACTGGCAGCGCCGATGTTTGCCAAATCAGTTCCTAGTCCACCGACGACATTGCTACCGTCTGAAGCATAAAGCGTGCCAGTACCAGTTTGACCCAATGCAACATTACAAAGTACTTGTTTACCATAGAGGGCAGTATTACCCCCGACTACCGAATACGTGTTTGCATTTGTTGCTGGCCATTCAGGACCAATTGGATTGTTGAAGTACATGTCAACCGGTGCAACAGTTGTTGCAATGGTTTGCCCTGAAGTAGCTGACAAATCAACTTTAGTTGAAGTTGGGTTAGCATTTAGTGGGGTAGCAGAAACAGTAAATGTGCTATTTGAACCAGCGTTTACTACTTCAAGAATCCAGTAGAGTGTACCGGCGACTAATCCGCCGACATTAGATGCAGTTACAAATGGCATACCGGCAATGATGCCGAGATTAGTAAAGTTTGCTGATGTTGTTACGATGTCTGTTGCAGCAGCAGTAGCAGTGATGGTTATGACTGCTTGAGCCTTTGCGATTTTTAGTGGACGACCCATTTGGTTTCTCCTAAGTGGCGTTCTATGCCATACACGCCGGGTAGCGCGTAAACTCACGTTGATACAATGTGAACGACTTCCACACTGCAATAGTAAGCACTGTTATTTATACTAAAGGTGATATTTTAGGTGACCAACAAAGATATAGTACTATCGCAGCCCTACTCAGTGCCAGTATTTGCATGCGGCATGCCTAATTCAGTAATAGAAAAAGGTGATGAAGTAACGCCGGTAACTTCAACGAACGAAACAATGTTGCCTTGACCCACAATGATATTATTTTCTACGGTATTCGCAGGAATGATTGTACTATTCGCATTTGCGATAGTATACGGCACCCCGTATGGATTGTATCTAGCAGTAGCACCTGAAATCGCAACAGCAGCGTTTGCAGTTAATGCTAGACTTGTATTATTAGCTATTGATGCTACGATACCAACAGTAGCTCCTGCTGTGTTTCCTATCCAGCTACCAACTTCAAGTTGAGTAGTAAATGATGTTCCTGAACCAGTAACGGTGTTACTGTTGGTGGCACAAGTTACTGTGCCAGTTAAAGCTACGTTGGGAAAACTTGTTGTATATTGAATAGCACTCGTTGTCGCGATTCTAATCTTGTCTGTGGCGATATTACCTGATGTCGCTACTGCTGAACTTGCTGTATATACATATGATGACATAATTGTTGTTTCCTGTTTATAATATATTTAGTTCTTATAATACCATTTCAGTGATTTAATTAGGAACATCCGGCCACACTACACTGAACGGATATGTTTGTGTTGTTATGTCTCGCAGAGATTGTCGATATATTGCCCACGCTTCAATGTCAACAGGGGCATCGCGGAGCTGTGTCCAATCTGAGTCTTTGAGCATTTGGTTGCGCATAAACCGAATTGAATCCCATTGTGTTTCAATTTCACTGTCTGTATAATTCCGAATTTCCCACATCTCATACCAAATACCGTCTACTAATTTAGGATGAGCGCGTACTACGTGTTGTCCAATTGGAGCAATTGGTCGTTCAGTTTCAATGACTGGATAACAATAGAATTCATTGGCTGTTTGAGTGTCAATATGGCGCGACCACGTGACATTCGTGTGTTTATGTCGCAAGTCGGTTAATGTGAATGGATAAATCGGAGGTTCATCCGGCGGCATATAAACATAGTACATTAGTTTTCCCCTAATTGTTTAGCAATGACATCACGCATGATGATTTCTTTAGCTTGTTCAATCACTGAAGTGTCATGCAAATGCGTCAACCGTTTTTTAAATTCTGCCATATGCGGACAAGTTGGATGTTTTTCAGCAATTTCTTCAATAGCCAATTTATAATTATCAATGTTGATTTGATGCTGCAATACTTCTTTTTTGCGATGCTCGAATGCATCTCGCAGGATCTGAAGTCGTTCTGAATTAAGGTCTGTCATAATGAGTCTTTCTATTAATCATTGAGGTATACCACCGAACGCTAACCCAAAAGTTCTACCGGAAATAGCGGTTGTAGGAGTAGCATATCTAGTTCCAAATCCACTACTACTCCATGGATAAGCAGTAACAAACGGGCCGCCCTGGTGACCGACCAAAATTGCGTTGCTGCTGGGACTGAAAGCTACGCTACGGCCGACCTGAGCAGGAAGAAAAGATGGATTGGCATATTTAGTTCCAAATCCACTACTACTCCATGGATAAGCAGTGATAAACGGAGAAGTTTGGTGTGCAATTGCAATATTATCACCTGC